CAAAATTGAAATCATCTGGCTCGGCTTCTCCAACTTCCCAGGATGTATTTGCCAATTGATTTGAAGCCTCTTGGAACATTTCCATAATTGATTTCTTACTCAAGCTGATATCCATCTGCTTGTTGAAATCATTTGTCAGTTGCTCACCCGTTATAGGCTTCATTATTCTCTCTTCATTGATGTCATATGTTTCTCCCATGTTCTGTTCATAATCTTCCATGAAATCCTGTATTTTGGATGTAGAAACATTTCCAACTGTTCTCATGTCCAGAGGTCTAACATGATTTTTAAGTATGTCAACAGATTCCTTGGTGTTGAAAGGATGAAGTCTACCATCGAAAAACCATCTTCTGTTTTTGAATAGTTTCACAGATCTCAGTCCATTTATGAATATTTCTGTATCAAATTTCAGGGTCCTTGGGATTTCAACTGGGTGGTAATGTCCTGGGAAATGGCTTACATTAATTCTACCTCTCTTTGTAGACTGCATGTACAAAATGGTGGCGCCTGACTTGTTAACCTCAGTCTTTACTTTGAAATCAGAAAGGTCGTTGAGTCTGACGTACTGGAATCTGTTATTAAACTGAATGTTCAGTCTTGATTTCATTCTCATATGACTTCTGGCCCGATATATGCCTTTATTTGTTATATAATATTCAGAATGCTTAACACTGGTGACTGTACTGAAATATTCTATGGAAATGTCTAGAATCTTGCACATGGATTTTAAACTTTGAAACAAGTCAGAGCTATCAACAACACGATCAGTTTGCAAGAAATGGTAACCAGAGGATTGTGATAACACATAACACTCATTCATATAAGTGACCAAAACATCTAAGTTTCCAACCCAGTTGCCGTGCTCATTTTTCTTCTGCTGTGTTATGTAAGTGTATGACAACTGCTTCCATTCAATTAACTTTTGCTTGAACTCAATCTCAGAAAATATTAGAGATGAAAGTAGAAGAACCATCTTCTTGGTTTGATTATCATAGTTACGGATTGATCTCATATTTCTCAGTATCGTCTCACATTGATCATAGAGAGTTGAACGATCATCTTTGACTCGTTGCAGGATGTTCAATCCTCTGTCTTGCTCGTAAGTTATCGACCCTTGAGTTTCAAGCATATACAAATTAAAGGAAAGTTTCAGAATTTCCAACTCTCTGAAAGATGTCACCTCAGCTTCTTTTATTTCCTGATTCAACCTTGTGTCAATGTCCATTATGGACCCTGTTAAATGGTTATACTTCTTTATGTTTGCAAGTGTTAGATTCAACGTACTTGTACTAGGCCCTGTCGCAAACACTTGTGCTTTCTTTGCCTGTGAATTCTTATAGAATGATTGCATGTAAAAGAAGATATCTAAAGGCTTTATATTCTTAAGCCTACAATCTTCTATAAATGCCTCATAGCTACTTAGGTCAAACGGAACAAATTTCCGTAGTTCTTTCA